TAAGAGCACGATCACGGCCACAGTGATCTAGATTTATTTAACATGTAAATCTTAAGACATGGCTCTAACTAGAGCGATGGTGCATTGCCTTCGTAGTACAGAGGAGGCATGCCCGTCCAAAAGAGACATTGGAAATCTTCGGCAGCAGCAGCATGAATCTCAAACAGAGAGGATACTCCTCCCTGTGTGAAAATTCTACACACCCAGGTCGTTGATGCCACCACATCCACGCCTACTGCTGTTGTCCAATTTTGAACCTTGCCAGGAAAATAACGCCCGTCACTGTAAAAAGGAAGTTCAAACTCAGTATTTATATTCACCCTGTCCATATTTCTGGTCTTACCAGTAAAACCCGGCAATGATTGTCCATTATATGGTGAAAGGAAATAATTACTACCCACGACAGCAGCTTTAGCAGCGTCTGATGCAGTGGTATACGAATCCCATGCTATTGTCTGCTGCTTGTACTTATCACCAGATTGAATAATAGTTCTCTGTACTTCAATATTATTAATCTTATTGGTGAAAGTCATATCGCCACGTGGTAATATCTTATACCTCACTCCACCTCTAATACCTGAATGCGCTAATGTAATCCAATGTAACAATAATGTATTCACAAAGTTGTAAGGATTAGCACCTCCAGAACTTAAATGAACCGCTCCATTGACATTTCCCCGCAGGTAAGGAAAATAAGATCTCTGCATAGAAATCACGGTGTCAGTAGAGTCGAGTGGACCAACAGCTTCATGCAGAGCATAACGCTTTAGCAAAGGTCGAAATGACTTAATTGATTCGCCCATATAGACATCGTATAAATTTTCATTCATTGTCTTATTAGGTGTCATATCACAATCGGCTGTTGCTCCACTAGGTCTATTCTGGTCTTGATTGGCATCTTCATCAACTTCTTTCCCCATTTGAGGTCGAGCTACATATTTGGCAAAATCGTCACATGGTACGGCCACTTCAAAATCATCACCTGTAGAAATGAACACATTGACTTCTACACTTTGTGTTGCAGTATCATTAGGCGTGGTTAGCTCGTTAAGCACATATACACCCAATGTTCCATTAGAATACGGAGATGAATTTGTGAAAGCGGTAGACTTGTAAACTGATGTTACAGCCGAGAGACCAGGAATCTCTCGAAGAAGAAATGTTTTCTCTTGATTATTCGAAATGCAAATACAAAAATCTTTCTTTTCTTGAATATCTACTATCTCTGAATAATTAACATTGAAATCTGTACCAGTAATATAGTTTGGATCATACACAATACGAAGTCGCCCTCTGTGGAAACCTGATGCAGCAATTTGAAATCGGAGCTTGATAGTACCTGTCCAATACAAAAAGGGCAAGGCTGCCATGCAACAGGCGGGCAAATACAAGGCACCGTTAGCTCCCTCAGCCCACGCTACGGGCGTTACTCTAGTGTTCCACAAAATCCCATCTGGCGCTGTGGCTGCTCCCCAATTAAATGAGGTAAGGTAGCTCTCACGCTGAGATATATTGGTAATCACCATAGTATCTTCATCATCCGCTAAACCTGCAATCCGAGGATCAATCGACAGCTCTTGTTGATCATCTACTGTCAGCTTTGTTGCTCCATCAGGAGTGGTTGTAACTGCTAGATCAGAAAAGGCCTTTGGCTTCATTGGTCCTGGATCGTTAGTTCTTGTGGGGCGAGAGAATCCAAAGATCTTGGCTACAGCAGCAGTTTGCTGTGCCACTGATTGTGTAGCTTTTGCAAAGGGAGCAATACGGGGAATAGAACTCATAATTCCTGCCACGTTCGCAACTGCTGTAGCAGGCCCAGAGATCATACCCATATTATTCCCTTCTTCTTGCTCCACACCCATCTGAGCAATAGAAGTGGGAATAGAGAGCTGCACATCTTCAGCCCAAGCGAGCACTGTGATAGTGACTCTCTCTGTCGCTGCATTCGCATGCAACAATTGATTTATGGACTTCAAATATATATTACCCATATTGGCCCATTCGGCATTAGGAATATTGAGATTGTTCTTATAATAAAAGAATGGTAATACCATCTCTCCACCAGTTGAAGTTGTAGGATCTAAAATCAAATGTGGCATCTGAGACATCTGGACTAAATCCCCTTGCACTAATGTGCCCTGCAAAGACAAAGAGTCCAAGGCAGCATGTGGTAAATAAGACGCCATCGCTTTACCATACAAAAAGCTGTTGCCATTGATCATAAATTTGAGGTGCAACTTGCAACGCAACAAATTGTAGTTATCAATCCTAGCAGCAACTTTGGACTGGGTGAAATAATCAGTCCAGGGATTAAAGGATGCCTGAAAATCAGTCCCTGTTACCCAAGACTCTTCGTGGATGCGAATTGGTCGCGACAAGAATGTAGCTAAATTGTCATCTACACTATCCTGACCAGAACGTGTTGAGTCAGTAGCTGTCTTCATATCGACTTTGTATTGTTGCGCTCCATCTGAGAATTGCATGACTTCTGCTTTATTTGTGGACGCAGTAGAAACTTCAAAACCCATCTGGGCAACACTAATGTCCCGTACATCAAAAGATGTACTTGTGTGTAAATCGGGCTCTCCCACACTTGAGTCGTTATGTTCATTTTTCTCTGGTGACCCAAAACCAAAGAGAAATCTAAATATACATTTATATACAGTAGTGGACCTTTATTTAGACAGATCACAGGCATGTCCAAGCCTATGTCTGATTTTCCATATGGGCGGCAACCCTCCTCTAAATAGAGGAATTGACGAGGTCAATTGCCTGATGGTGCAAGCCTAATGAAGGAGGTTGGAAATCTCCTTTATTGGTATCCAATACACCATCCCAACTTTTAGCGATAGACGCCGAAGCTGGACCGGCGTGTTGTGGAAGATATTTACTCTTCCACTCATCTACACGATAGTCATAAGTATGATAGAGGTTGCGACACATATGCGCAATTCCACATGTCTGAGCTACTTCCCTCAGCTTGGTAATATTATCATTGTAGAATATAGGGCCATGGTTGAACATCTCAATAGCAGCGGAATCCATGGCTTGGGCTGTAACTTCCAATTCAGACAAAGGATTACCACGAGGATCATAATTGTGTGAGAGTAAACTTTTCATGATCGACTTGGGAGCCAATGCTCCAATGTGGACACCTAATTCTTCATGCCAGATTGACTTACGTTTCAAAAACTCAAAATCGTCAAAATCTAGATAAGGTTGAATTTCTTGTTCCTTATCGGGCATCGTGTAAATTTGTCCTATGCTATCTAAGTACGCAGCAAATGTTTTAATATTAAACTCTTCATAACCTTTTTCTACGGACCCCACGTTGTCATCACCATATGTGGCCAATGCCACAGCATCTTGGAATTTAACGTGGGCTGGGTACAAAGTGTAAAAGAAACATCTCATGTTGATGCTACCAGCTAAACCATTAAGAATGACCGTCAAAGAATTACCACTAATATGTGTTCCTTCTGAAAATGATACAAGATCACCATTGACATCCACGAAAGGAAATATTACTTCGTGAGCTAAAGTATGCATAATCCTGCGGTGTTCAGGTGTATACGCACACATATCAGCCAATTTACACAACATCCAAAAACCTACCTTGAGATTTTGTGAAGGAATGCGAGTGTCATATTCACGATAATCTCCAGCAATGATTCTCTCTGTTCCATACTTGGTGACATGATCATGTAAAGCCTGCCAATCTGGACCATGAGCATTCAATCCTACTGCACACTCAAAAATGAAGGGATTCATTTGAATAACTCTAATTAGTGGGAGGAAATACTTTCTTATAGCCATAGTCATCACCAAGTGCGCCACAAAGAAGTATCTACACTTGTCCTTGTCATAAGGCTCGCTTTTCAAACAAGTCTTTGAGACAAATGCCGGTCTTTCACCTCTGGCCATCATACGCTCAGCTTCGGCAAATTCCTCACGGATTTCCTCTACAAACTCCCTATCTCCTGGCTCGCCCACAAAGTACTCGCTTTTGGTACCACTGTAGGGATAAGCTGAAGTAGAGCTCTTTATAGGATCAACA